ATAAAAACTCGTTTAAGCACGGCTGCCGATCTAGTAATAAGCTATAAACTCATCATATTGATCAGAATTGTAAAGCGTTGTCAAGTACTTTTCAGTGAGGGGGGTAAAGGGGTAAGCGTGCTCCTTCAGCCATAACAGGAGGGTGGCCATCAATTGATGGTAATCTTGGTGTAAATAAGCCTCACGTTGAAAGTTATGAAGTTTGGTGTCAGTAAGTTCTTCATTGCGAAAATCATCAGAAACAAAGTTTAAAGTAGAAGTCATTGAAATATTATCAAGAGGTGCCACAATACCCAGTGTTTGGTGTATTCGAAATGAACGCTTAAGAAAAGTGCAATCATATATAGATCGAGTCAAATAAGTCCATGCTCCTTTTGAAGCAGGAGTAAATTCAAAACCCATAATATTGCATATTCTCTCAAATGATTTACCATTAAACCATTTGGATGTTTCGGTTTCAACACCAACCAATTTATCATCTCCATATACAGCGTCATAGACGTTTTTAACATATGTAGATATGGTTGGTGCTTTTCCGAATTGCTCCTTATAAAGAATGTAATACACATAAGCGCCATACATTTTATTTATAAGGGAATTGTAGTCGGCAGTAACACCTCGACCTGTTGGAAGAGAGTGATTAGTCAAGTAGGTTTCATTGAGAGTAATTGTTGGTGTATAAACCATAGTCATCAACAATTGGGACAAGACAAGTTGATCTTGAGAGGATCCAGTAAATCGGGAGACAAGCTCTTTATTCAGCACTTGCTGAAATTGAGAGAGCATATGTCCATCCCATTTACCAAAATCTCCATCGAAAACATTGTCTCCTCGAGAGGTCAAACGACGAAGTAGAACTTCCCACTCCTTAGAGAATGGGTTAATTCCAACCATAATGCCATTTGACAAGCGATTCTTATGAAGTTTATCCATCATATTGCCTAAAAGTTGTTTTTCAACAAATAGGAGATCCAATGGAGTGACTTTAAAGCATCGAGGTTTTTCAACTTTGTGAAGGTCACGCAGTTCGTCTTTCAACGTTTCTGTGTGGTAATCAGCAAAATCGTACTCTCCCTCGAGTCGTTTCTTCAAG